AATATTCTGATAGTCTTTTGATAAGTTTTCCATATAGGCCTCCAAAACTTAAACTATCTTTTATTTTTTTATCGATAAGAATTTTTTACAATATACAAAACAATATACCTGGGCGATTTTTTTAACATAACTTAACACAGGCAAAAAAGGATGATTATATTTATTTTAAATCTCTAATGCTAATTGATTTATTTCTTTCTTCTTAGTATGATGAAGAATAAAAGCTTCAATCAACTCTGGAATTCTTTTGAAATCCCAATAAGGAATTCTAAGCAAAGGTATATTATTTCTTAAAGCCCATTCATTTTTAATTTTATCTCTGCGCTGACAATCTTCTAAATTTTTCTGCTTCTCTTCAGGTGTGGAACCAAAAATAGCTTCATAATGACCAATTCCATCATATTCAATTAATATATTCAATTCAGATAAATAGAAATCAGGTTTTAAATATGACTTGTCTTTTAGTGTCTTGAATATTTTGTTTTTGGTATATTTAATATTGTTATATGATAAATATTTAGCTACACTATTTTCACCTTTCGATTCATTACAGTATGGACAACCTTTTCCACCTATATGATGGTATGGAGCTTGTAAAAAAACATTTTCACATTTGTTGCATTTGATAATTATCTTATCACGGGAATTAACATATTCTACTAAATCATAATTAAATTTATTTCCATGAATTTCTTTAGCTTTAAAAATAAATTTTGTATTGTCATATCTTATCTGCGGTGAACAAACTGGGCATCTTGAATTTATTTTTAAATGACTCGATGCTATTATTGAAAATATCTTATTGCATTTGTTACATTTTATATCAATTTTATTACACGACTTAACATATTCTACTAAATCATAATTAAATTTATTTCCATGAATTTCTTTAGCTTTAAAAATAAATTTTATTGTATTTGATCTAAGAGTATTATCAGAGCATTTTTTACATCCATATCCTCTTAAGTGTTCATTCGGACTTTGCAAAAATATTGTTTCACACTGATTACATTTAATTTGTACTTTTGATAAAGAATTCTTATATCGAACTAATTCATAATTAAATTTATTATCATGAATTTTTTTTGCTTTGATTATAAATTCTTCGGTTGTTCCTCGAATTTTGTCATGACCAAAATCCCAACCACATTTTCTACATCCATAACCATGAAGATGATCCTTAGGCGTCTGCGAAAATATTTCATTACATCTGTTGCAATATATTCTTATTTTGGTTTTACAATTAAAATATTCAGACACATCGTAATTATATTTTTCAAGATGAATTTTTTTTGCTTTAAAAACAAATTCTTCTTTTAATTTATTTTTATCTTGCCATTTTAATTGATTACAGATATCACACTGTTTTGATATTCGAAACGAACTTTTTACAACTTCTGATTCACAAACATTACATTTAAATTTGAAATATCTAATAGCTCCACGCTTCTCAACTTCACAAATCAGAGTTTTATTATGCTTTTTCCCTCTATTTACAATTTCATCCCAAGATAATGCCATATAATATATATACAAAAAAAGGATGGTTATTTCTGGGAAAAATCAAAAAAATTAACCACCCCCCCTCATGCTCCAAAAATTTATAATTTAAAATCTGGCAAAAGGGATGGTTAGTTTTTCTGGGAATTGAAAAAAATATAAGCCCCCCCCTATCAATCTGAAAATATACAGGGCGATAAGTGAGGGCATGTGTTTTTAAATGACGGGTTTGCGGATCCAGATGGTACCTAAATGTTAAAGTACCCCCCACCCTAAATAAAAACTACCCCCTACAAACAATAAGATAATAATACTTCATGAAAACAAACAAGAGACATAGCAGCTAAGGTTCTGTATTTATCATCTCTTACTACTGGATTATCTAAATAACATACATCTTCTCTATAAGATGACTTCCAAACATAACGGGCAACTTCTGGCTCAACAATATATATAGTGTCTGGTTTTCTATCAGGCAACTCTATAACACCATGAACTATAAGCTTCTTGAATGTTACACCATTTTTTGTTTCTATTAGCTGCTTTTCTTCTTTTAACTTAGAACATAAACCATAAGGCATAATAGTAGTCCAGGCATCATTTACCCACAAAGCAATCACATGGTCAGTCTTGTTTACTATCGTCATCTTTCTTGTTTTTTCCCACCATATAACTAAACACAATAAACCATATTATAAAAGCAACCAACAAACCATTAGTTAGCAGTTCCAAAGTATTCATATTGACCACCTGTTTGATTCTTAGCTATGTCTAACATTTCTTTCCAAGCAGCCCAATAACCCACCATACCTTTCAATGCTTTAGATTTTTCTTCCCATATTCTTGCTACATTCTCATTTTTAAACACAGCTAACTTATTTGTATCAGTTGTTTGTGCATGTCGTCCAGTGAGAACATTAACAAACAAAAATACTTCTGGTAATGGTTCTAAATCTTGTATTTGTTCTGTTGGATTTTCTTTGATTTCCATATCCTTTCTCCTTTTTTAATTATAGGTAATTATACTGGTATTTAATTGACAACCCAGCAAATATACCATATCATATACGCATGAACCCTATTGTACACGCTATCATCATCATTTGTGCTGTTAGTTTTATCGGCTTTGGTCTTCTTATGACTTTGACAATAAAATCATGGGGAAAACCTTGCAGAGATAACGATGATTGGGTAGAATAGTGTTGATACATTGGTTATCTTTCTTAAAGTTACTTTCATAGACCAGATGATTTATTTGTCTGGTCTTTTTTTTAATATATCTTGTATTATGGGGTAATAATATTATCACCCCAATCCCTTTCTTGAAAATAAAATAATTTAATTTGACAAGAAAGAGATTGTGTGGTAGGGAGATGTTACTCTACCTGGAAGTATTGTGATTCGCAGTAGGAATCCCATCGCTCATATGCAAGTTCTACTGCTTGCTCCATGATGTCTTCTTGGGTTGAATCTGGATGTTGCTTTGAAAGTTCTTCAAAGGCTTGGGTGACGAAGAGCGAAAACATTGGGTCATCATTAGTGTTCATAGCATTAATATGCCACTTTATATAAAATGTGCAAATTATTTTTCTTTGTTGATTGTAATGGTAGCCAACAAAAGAATAGCACTTAGGATGATGCAGAGAATGGTGATAATCATAGAGTAAGTATACCAGTTTATACAAAGATTGCAATGGATCCACAGCAAATTAATTTAATTTGTCAAGGTAGTATATTGTGGTATACTATTGACATGAACACTACAGACAAGATTATTGTTACCTTTGTCACCAATTCGCCAAGGATGAAATTTACTGCATTCCGGAATGGATTGTTTCTCGCATCTGGAAGCAATGCACAAGAATTGGGCGAGAAATTTGCACGTCAATATAGCACAGAATGGATTCTTAATGATGGTAGCAAATTCTACACAGAGAGCAGAATCATTGCCAAATAAATGATATAATGTCCCTGTTATGAAAACAGGGACAGTCAAATACAGAAATATGCTGTATGAGTTATATCACCCAAATGGTGAGCTTTTGGCAACAACAAATTCCATGGCAGGAATTACACATTGCTTGCGTCGTTATGGTTTAGTAGGCTACATACTTTACCCTTAATAAATAAAATCGCCTAATGTAATTTATTTTGCATTAGGGGATTTGGGGTGGTACACAAACCACCCCAGAAAAATTTGTCAAATTAAATATTTTTTTATTTTTCTTACCATACTTTTTTCATTTTGTCAAATTTATTTTTAGTGTATTTTTTCACATCTAATTACTTGCGAACTGCTGGTATAAGATGGTATATTTAAGCCATGGAAAACACTATGCACCTCTGGGAAATCAAGAATTTCCAATCATCGTCGGTCAAGTCTTTGTTTGTAGGTCGCACAGCCAACGGTCAGGATTGTATTGCCTGTGCTTGGAATTCAAGTGAACTGTATGTCTTTGCATACGAAGGCATTGTCGATACCTTCCTCTGGGCTTTGGAGTTCTTTCAGTCCGTTGGAAAGGCAATGGCATATGCTAAATTGGGAAACGGCAAAGAAGACCGTTCCTACTCCCTCCCTTACCATGAGACAATGGAACAGCGTACACATAACCAGCTGTACCGCTTCCAACTCCAATACCTTTACATCTTTGAAGGTACTCTTGAGATTCATTCCAACCTGTGCGATGATACGCCTGAGAATGCAATTAAGAACCTTATCTCAAGAGGTGACATTGAAGGGGAAAACAGCAGGTTGGTTAATGTTCTGCGCAAACGTGAGGTATGCGCCTGACCTGCACCACATCCCTTGATGAAAGTCAAGGGATGCTTTAATATATTTTTCAGCTACCATCTTTCCAGGTTTTTGTCAAGAAAAAATAAAAAATATTTTTTTATTTACAAAGCCTGGATTGGGGTGGTAGTTGTACCACCCCAAAAATCACCTGTCAAATAAAAAGTTTTTTCTTGCACAGGGTTGATAATGTGGTATACTATCAACAAGGAGGAATACAATGCAAGGTATTCAAACTGGTTCTCACGGTGCAACAACCCCTCAATCTCAGGCTCAACAAGATAGCCTGTTTGTTGTCAACAGCGTACTGGTAACAAAGTACAATCAACTTAACAGCCTTCTCTCAGGTACAAACAAGATTACCGCAGAGATGTTTGATGGTGGCTTGGGTATTTTGGATTTCAAGCATACTGGCGATTACTTGTTCTCTTACAATGGTACGCCTATTCTGTTGGTTACCCGCATTCATGCCGAGAAGGGTTCAGACGCATCCCGCAAGTGGTTCCATAAGAATTACTGGTATGAGAATACCCGTGACCGTAAGAATCAACACTTCTCACATCTCACCTTCATCTCTTCAAACAATGATGAAGTGTACGAAGACCTCATCCGCAATTTCCATATTGTGGTGAACAATTTCAAGAACAATGTCGGATTCAATACAACCCGATATGGCACAAACTCTATCTACACGAAGAATGGTGACTTTGAAATTGACCAGATGGAACAGGTGATTGAGAAAGCCTTGGTTGACCTCATTACGGTAGCGGAAGCCAAGCGGGTCATCGAAACCAACGCAGACCGATTCAAAGACTAAACCTCAGTACCATATCCCTTGGCAGATGTCAAGGGATTTTTTAATTTATTTTTTTATTTTGCAAAGCTTCAATTGGGGTGGTACAAATACCACCCCAAATTTTTATGTCAAATAAATTAATTTTCCTTGCATCTTTGATATAAACTGATATACTTATCCTATGACACTATACAGAATCGTTATCGGTGAGACTTGGGAAAAAACCAAATCTTTAACGCCTTGTACTACTTTGATTCAGGCTAAGGAAACAGCAAAAAAATATGCGCTTGAAGGCTGGTATTTTGCTATTTACAAGGCTACCGATGAAAATCCATTAGGTGAATTAGTTGGACGCTGGACATACAATAAGAATAAGGTTAAGAAATTCTATATGCCCGGTGAAAGGTCTACCAAACCTAAAAATATGTGGAAATAACCTGATATAATATAACGGAGAACAATCATGGCAACCAATTCAAGAATCGGCAAAATGTTACCTGATGGCACAATCAAACAAATTTATTGTCATTGGGATGGATATATTGAGGGTGGTGTAGGTGAAACTCTTGTAGAGCATTATAATACTGAAGAAAATATTATTGCACTCTTAGAGCTTGGTGACCTTTCTGCATTGGCTCAAAATCTAAATCCTACAGGTGAACATTCTTTCGATAAACCTGAAGCGAATGTATGTGTAGCATATGGCAGAGACCGTGGAGAAGATGCATCAGAAGTCAAGGCTGAAGTTGTCTCACTGGATGAATGGATGAAACCTTTCTATTCTACTATGGCTGACTTTTATTATCTTTATTCTGGTGGTCAATGGTGGGTCTTAGATTTTGCCCATGAAGAACAAGGATGGAAATTAGTTAAGGAATTTCTTCCAGTCTACTCCTTGACAAACGAAGATTTTGCCAGTATCATAACAAAGTAAGGTTGAAGTAATTAGCAACCTTCATCCAGTAAAAGACCAGAACGGCTCGGACTAATTGCGTAGTCCAAATAAGGGTAGCAACCTTGGAGTGGTTAAGTCCACAATCTTTTACTGAACCCTTGGAGACTATTGACGCAAACAATATCTCCAAGTATAATGATTTGTGGTTGGGTATCATGCTCCTTTTAGGACAAGGATAACATCGGAGGCAGAGACCATCGAAAGAACTGCCCTTGTGTCCCGTACTGGTTGAAGTCCAGCTAACCACAAATCAATCCTCTATAGTGTAACCATCAGATGAACCCCCTAAGAATTTTCTTGGGGGTTTATTTGTTAATTGGGGTGATATCAATATCACCCCAAAATAATTTGTCAAATAAATTAATTTTTCTTGCAATGGTAGTATATTGTGGTATACTTCTAAGTGTAAGGGGATAGGACGATGACATATCAAGATTACATTATCAAGTGTGAAGTAGCAAAAACGGCATTCAAGTGCCAAGTTTCAGCCTCTCTTTCGGTAAAGATTGCAACACCAGAGCAAAGACTGGCATGGATTACTGAAGACCTTGCAAAACTTGATGCAGAGTTGGAAGCGATTGGTAAGGCTTTTGATGAACAGGATGAAATTGGTGACCCGTTTGCAGAGGAGGCAAAGTAATGGATAGTATTGTAATGTCTGCGCTTGTGACTTTGGGATTGTTGTCTATCGCATTTGGAATGTTGATAAAGAAAGTTGAGGTGAAATAATGGCGGTTGAGACTATTGGCTATTGGAATGCTTCTTACATCTTTGAAAGTATTGAATTGGGTGATGATGAACAAGAGCAGTTTTTGGAAAAGTTCACAACAGGTGATGAAAACACCTCATTGACATTGGTGTCCAGATACAAGTTCTTTACATTGTTGAAAGACTTTGTAAATAATCTTGATGATCAGGAACCAAAAGAAGCTGTCCTGATGGTTCAACACTGGTATCCCGAAGCCAAGTATGTAAACGTAGAAGCATAATATAAAACCCCAGGAAATTTATCTTGGGGTTTTCTTTTTGGGGTGGTTTAAGTACCACCCCAAATAATCTTGTCAAATAAATTAATTTTTGTTGCATTGATAGTATATTATGGTATACTTTGCATATGAAACTTGAACAGGTATTACCAATGCTTCGTGATGGCAAGACTATCACAAGAACAAAACCTTACAATGACAAAAGCACAATTCTATTTGTCAAGTTAGAAGATGATAGATTGAAATTCAAAATCATTTTTTCTACTGGTGATGTAGTTAACTGGGCATATTACACTTTGAAGACAGAAGATGTAATGGCAGAAAATTGGGAGGTAGCAGGATGACTTTAGATATTGTAAATCGTTTGTTGTATGTGGCTGTTTGGGGTGGTGGATTGCTTGTCTTTTTTGCGCATATGAGACTTTACACCACAACAGGTCTGAAAGTATTGAAAAACATTCTTACCATTCTTGCTTGTGCTACTCCGCTTTCATTGGTGTATGGTTTGTTTGAGTGGATTATTACAGGTGATGGCAAAACCGCATACTGGTTGTTTAGTAATGGTATGCTTGCTTGTTTTGCAGTATTGTTTTATTATTTTTTATGCTGTATGATAAGTAACGCAGATGAGAATGAAAAGAGAAGAGTAATCTAATGATTTACAGTAATAATGCAAAGTAAAGCAGCTCCCAGAAATGGGAGTTTTTTTATTTATAGGTTATCTCTTGGGGTGGTAAAAGTACCACCCCAAAATAATTTGTCAAATAATTAAATATTTGTAGCATCGTTGGTATATTATGATATACTTTTCCTATGAGCGATTACAACGGCTGGAAGAATCAGGCTACTTGGTCTGTCAATGTCCTTCATATGGAAACAATTGTTGAGATGTTGAATAAAGGAAATAGCGAAGAATTTATTAAGTTTCAGATTAAAGATTCTTGCAAACCAGAAGACATGAATTTATATGGCAGGGATATGTTTTATTCTGCATGGGCTACTATTGACTGGTATACTATCTTTAACAGAGCAAAAGAAAACATGGAGCAGTTAGTATAATGCAAAAAATTGAACTCATTACAAGATATGGTTGGGCTACAGCAAAGATTGGCAGATATACCAATGGTCATGTCGGCATCCAATTGTTTCAAGATGGTATGCCACTTGTAAAAATCTCAGCTAACCTTCCAGACACAGACATTGAGCCAAGAGAGTTTCATTTTAATAGTAATGATGCTGGCTCCATGAAAGAAGAAGTTTTGAATTCTGGACATTTTGAAGACACAGGCAAATCACATCAATCAGGCTGGTGTGAATATCCAGTGTTCAGACTCAAAGACCACGTAGAAATTGTGGAGAATTAATCACATCCCTTGACAAATGTCAAGGGATTTATTTTATTCGCAGCTTTACCCTTGGGGTGGTAGTATTACCACCCCAGATCCTTTTGTCAAATAATTAAATAAATTTGCATTGCTGATATAATATGGTATACTTATTCTGTAAGTGAGGTATACGATGATTGGACTTCCAGTGTTGGCTTTGAATGTGATGCTTGACCAGATTAAATCTGGCAAGTCATTTGTAATTAAACCAAATCATGACGTTTATGAATACAAGGGTGAGTTTACGCTCAATTCC